AGATATGGAATACTATCTAAATCAGGAGCTGATGCTAAAAAAATGTTTACCGACAAAGTTGTCCCTATATCAATTAATTACCCATTCTTTTTTAAACCTGTACAAGATGGTATGGATCGCCCTAAGTCCGAACTTGCTTATCGTGTACCTGCTAGTAAGTTTACGAGGAAGAAGATCACAGCGAATGAAAAGTTGGAAGACATTCAGGGACTGGACACAACGGTAGATTGGAAAAACACTGGAGATAATAGTTATGATGGTGAAAAACTAAACCTACTAGTACATGATGAAAGTGGGAAATGGGAAAGACCTGATAATATTTTAAATAACTGGAGAGTTACAAAAACATGTTTACGATTAGGTAGTAGAATAGTTGGTAAATGTATGATGGGCTCAACTTCAAATGCTTTAGACAAGGGTGGAGAAAACTTTAAAAAACTATATAATGCCTCGGACGTCACAAAAAGAAATAGAAATGGTCAGACAAAGTCTGGTTTATACTCTTTGTTTATCCCAATGGAATGGAACTATGAAGGGTTTATTGACGAGCACGGAATTCCAGTCTTTACTACTCCTGATATCGATAGATTCGCACCAGACGGTGAACTAATAGATGTAGGTGTAATAGATAACTGGCAAAATGAAGTTGATGGTTTAAAAGACGATCAAGATGGTTTGAATGAATTCTACCGTCAGTTTCCCAGAACAACTGAGCACGCGTTTAGAGATGAGACAAAAGGAAGTATATTTAACTTAGTTAAGATATACGAACAAATAGATTATAACGACGAGATGTCTAGAACTCTAGGGATTACAAGGGGTAATTTCCAGTGGGTGAATGGTATTAAAGATTCTCAAGTTATATTTTACCCAGATCCAAAAGGAAGATTTAAGGTTAGTTGGGTTCCATCTCAACAACTGCAAAACAGGGTTATTATTAAAAATGGTATTAAATATCCTGGTAACGAACACATGGGAGCTTTTGGTTGTGACAGTTATGATATATCAGGAACAGTAGATGGGGTTGGATCTAAAGGAGCTTTACACGGTTTAACTAGGTTTAGCATGGACGATGCTCCGGCTAATAGTTTCTTTTTAGAATACCTATCAAGACCACCAACAGCCGAGATGTTCTTTGAGGACGTTCTAATGGCTTTAGTATTTTATGGGATGCCTATACTCGCGGAGAACAATAAACCTCGTCTCTTGTATTATCTGAGACGTAGAGGGTATAGAGGGTTTAGTATGAATAGACCTGATAAAATATGGAACAAATTATCTGTTGCGGAGAAAGAAGTTGGAGGAATACCTAATTCCTCAGAAGATATTAAACAAGCACATGCCGCTGCAATCGAAATGTACATACAGGATCACGTTGGTATAAAGCAAGATGGGACTTTTGGAGATTTATATTTCAACGAACTGCTGAACGATTGGAGTAGGTTTGATATAAATAAAAGAACAAAGCACGATGCGTCGATAAGTTCTGGGTTAGCTATTATGGCCAACAACAGACATTTATACGCTCCAAACGCAAAGGTTGAAAAACCAAAATTAAACATAAATATTGCCAAGTATAATAATAATGGTAATTTATCACAAATTAAAAAATAAATATGGCACAATCTATTAATAATCATTTTCCTAGTCAAGTCGTAAGCGATATTGAAAAAATGAGTTATGAATATGGCCTTAAAGTTGCGAAAGCTATAGAGAGTGAGTGGTTCGAGAAAGATAGCACAAGAAATAGATATGTAGCTAATAAGAACGATTTTCACAAACTAAGGTTATATGCTCGTGGCGAGCAGTCTACACAAAAATATAAGGATGAGTTATCTATAAACGGTGATTTGTCCTATTTAAATTTAGACTGGAAACCAGTTCCAATCATACCCAAATTTGTAGATATCGTTGTTAACGGTATGGCTGAAAGAGCTTATGATATAAAAGCATATTCTCAAGACCCATTTGGAGTTAGCAAGAGGACGGAGCACATGGAAACGGTAATGAGAGATATGCGTTTAAAGGATTTCCACGCTATGGTGAAGGAATCTTTTGGGTTTGATTTCTCTAAAACAGATGATGATGATCTACCTGATAGCAAGGAAGAGTTAGAACTACATATGCAGCTTAGTTACAAGCAAGCCGTAGAAATAGCAGAAGAACAAGCTTTAAATGTTTTATTCACGGGTAACAACTATGAGTTAATAAGAAGAAGGTTTTATTATGATTTAACCGTTCTTGGGATTGGGGCTGTTAAAACCTCATTTAACACATCAGAAGGAGTTGTGATAGATTATGTTGATCCAGCTAATTTAGTTTACTCACACACAGACTCTCCTTATTTTGAAGATATATATTATGTTGGTGAAGTAAAAGAAATTCCAATAAACGAACTAGCAAAACAATTCCCACACTTAAAACACGAAGATTTAGAAGAGTTAGTTAAAACAACCAACAACAGTGACGCTAGGTTTGGTAATAGAAAAAAACAAGACACTAATAAAATAAAAGTATTATACTTCAACTATAAAACCTACATGAATGAGGTTTACAAGTTAAAAGAAGGTAGTACAGGTGGTGAGAAAGTATTAGAGAAAGATGATCAATTTAACCCACCAGAAGGAATGGAGGGAGAATTTAGTAAATTGATGAGATCTATAGAGACACTTTACGAGGGAGCTTACATACTAGGATCGAAAAAATTACTTAAATGGGAGATGGCAAAAAACATGATGCGCCCAAAGAGTAATTTTACAAAAGTTAAAATGAATTACGCTATTTGCGCCCCAAGAATGTATGAGGGTAGAATAGGAAGTTTAGTTAAACGTGTAACTGGTTTTGCGGATATGATCCAATTAACCCATTTGAAAATACAGCAAATACTATCACGTATGATACCCGATGGTGTTTACTTAGACGCTGATGGTTTGGCTGAAATAGATCTGGGTAATGGAACAAATTATAACCCACAAGAAGCTTTAAACATGTTCTTTCAAACGGGATCTGTTATTGGTAGATCGTTTACTCAAGACGGTGATATGAATCCAGGTAAAATACCTATTCAACAACTAAACAGCAGCGGTGGTGGAAACAAACTTCAAGCATTGATAGGTAATTACAACTACTACATGCAGATGATAAGAGATGTGACTGGTCTTAATGAGGCTAGGTCTGATGCTCCAGATCCTGATTCGTTGGTTGGGTTACAAAAACTGGCCGCGGCAAATTCAAACACAGCAACTAGACATATACTACAATCGGGCCTATACTTAACATCAGAGGTGGCGGAATGCTTATCACTAAGAATATCTGACATTATAGAATACTCTCCAACTAAAGATGCTTTTATTCAATCTATAGGAAACCACAACGTTGCTACGTTAAAGGAAATGGGGGAACTACATTTATATGATTTCGGTATATTCTTAAGTTTACAACCTGATGATGAGGAAAGATCTAGATTAGAGAATAATATTCAAATGGCACTTCAACAACAAATAATAGATTTAGAAGATGCCATTGACCTTAGGGAGATTAAAAATATAAAACTTGCAAATCAACTATTAAAAATACGTAGAAAGAAAAAGCAAGAAAGAGATCAAAAGATTCAACAAGAAAATATGCAAGCACAGGCTCAAGCTAATTCTCAAGCACAGGCAGCAGCTGCTCAAATGGAAATTCAAAAAGCCCAAGCCAAAGTTCAAACAGATGTCCAGTTAGAAACAGCTAAAGCTGAAATTGAAAAAGGGAAAAACGAACACGATTTCTTGTTAAAGAAAGAACTCATGAACCACGAGTTTGGATTGCAAATGCAATTAAAACAACTTGAGGTTGATGGGGCTAAATCTAAAGAGACATTAAATCAAGATCGTAAAGACAAAAGAACAAAAACTCAAGCGACACATCAAAGTGAGCTTATAGACCAAAGAACTAACAACAAACCACCTAAAAACTTCGAGCAAGCAGGTAATGATATACTAAGCGGAGGATTTAGTTTGTAAATTTATTAATTATTATTATATTATATTATGGAAGAAAACAAAGTAGAAGAGATAGTTGAAGAAACTACTCAACCAAAAGTTGATGTAACTCCCGAGGTTAAAGAAGAACCTAAGGAAAATGTCACAAAAGTTGATTTAAGTAAAAACTGGAAATCAACAACACAAGAACAAACAGTACACAAGGTAGACTTAAGCAAACCACCAGCTCAAGAAGAGAGCGAGGAGGTTAAAGAAGAAAAAGTTGAAACTAAGGTTGAGGAGGTTGAAAACGCAACTCCAACTCAAGAGCAAGAAAAAACTCAACAAGAAGCTTCTGTGGTAGAAGAGATCACGGGGGAGGTAGAAGAGAAGGTGGATGAGATTGCTGGTGAAGCGGAAGAAGCGATAGCGCATTCTCAAGCAACAGGAACGCCCTTACCAGAAAAAGTTCAGAAGTTAATAGACTTTATGAATGAAACGGGTGGGGATTTAGTTGACTACGTCAAGTTAAGTCAAGATTACAGTAGTCTAGATGACACCTCTTTGTTAAGAGAGTATTACAAACAAACAAAGACACATTTAGATGATGAAGAAATAAACTTCCTCATGGAAGACAATTTCTCTTTCGACGAAGATATGGACGACGATAGAGAGGTAAGGAGAAAAAAATTAGCGCTTAAAGAGCAAGTTGCCAGCGCTAAAAGCCACTTGGACGGGCTAAAGTCCAGGTACTATGAAGAACTCAAAGCTGGAAGTAGGTTAACGCCTGAACAACAGAAAGCTCAAGATTTCTTTAATAGATACAAAAAGACTACGGAAGAGTCAAAGAAAAGAAGTGAATCATTAAATGCTAACTTTAACACTAAAACTGATAATTTTTTTGGAGAAGAGTTCAAAGGTTTTGAATTCAATGTCGGAGATAAAAGATTTAGATATAATGTTAATAATGCAAATGAGATTAAAACAACCCAAAGTAACGTCAACAATTTCATAGGAAAGTTTCTTAATGAAAAGACTGGCGCATTAGAAGACGCGGCGGGTTATCATAAATCGTTATTCACAGCTATGAACCCTGACGCAATCGCAAAACACTTTTATGACCAAGGTAAAGCTGACGCTATGAAAAATAGTGTAGCTAAATCTAAGAACATCAGTATGGATCCTAGACAGTCACATGGAGAGGTTCAAAATACAGGTGGTCCAAAATTTAAAGTGTTGGGTGATGATTCTGCTAGTTTTAAATGGAAAATTAAAAACAAAAATTAACAATTTAAAAA